GTTGGATGTTCAGACCAGTAGGCAAAGGTGATAAAGAAATGACAGGTGAACAGGACCAGTGCCTTGAATGCCTTGAACAGGCGCGCTTGTTGGGTATGGGCGCAGAGCGGGAACTGAAGTTGATGGCTGATCGCGCTGAACTTATTGCGGCGTTGCGTAGATTGGTCGTGTTCTTGGGGCACGTGGCCGAAGACGGCTACGACCCGTTTAGGGCTGACCCGCTGATAGCCCAAGCCCGAGCGCTGCTTGATAGGTTGGAGAAACAAACGTGATGGATGCTGACGAGTATATCTGGATGACGTGTGTTCTCTCCGCATGGAGAAAGCACGCGAAAATGGTAAGGGCTGTTCTAACATATAAAAAATACAACGGTAAGGATCTCGACGCGACGTTTGAGGAACTCCATAAACTGAAGAGTGGAGGCGATGTGCCTATCAAAATGCACGCCCAAGCGTGGCTTGCATTGAATTTTCAACCGGTGTCTGAGGCACTTTGGGATGGCGCAGACGATGCGCAGGCGGTAAAGATTTGGCGTAGGACAAAGCGTTCCGTTAACACAGCAATGCGGCGCGAGATTAATAAAAAATATAAACAGAAACGACAGCTATGGCTACAGAACCAAGCATCAGCGGCGGCGACCAAAGCATTTGCGGACGGGTGGCTTAAACAACACGATTGGAAGACGGTGAAATGACAGCACCAGATGTAGAGGAAAAGAAGTTATGGACTGCGGATAAACCTTATCCACAGTGGCCATTTGGAACAGTCAACCCGGAGGAGCTTGCAAAGTGGGATGCGATAAACAACCCAGTGGAGGAAGCGTTGATATGAACGCAGATGACATTCAAATCGGCGGAGACCACTACAAAGAGATGGGCCTACAACCTTGGCACGTCATGGAGTCCGTGCTTACCCGAGAAGAATTTATAGGGTTCCTAAAAGGCAACATCATCAAGTACAGCATGCGTGTCGGCAAGAAAGACTCAGACGATGTGGGCAAATGCAGGCACTACATGCAGAAACTCAAAGGAGTTGAGGCAGCAATATGGATCTAATTACAATTGACCTAGAAACTTACTACGACAAGGACTACTCCCTGTCGAAGATTACAACCGAGAAATACGTTCGCAGTCCGTTGTTTGAAGTAATCGGCCTGGGCATCAAGATCAATGACGGGGATACCGAGTGGGCGAGTGGTTCGCACACTGCACTGCATAAGTATATGCAAGGATTTAACTGGGCGGACTCGATGGTGGTGGCACACAACACCCTCTTTGACGGTGCCATTCTAAGTTGGCACTTTGGCGTCAAGCCTAAGATCTGGGCTGATACGCTATCCATGGGGCGCGCACTTCATGGGGTAGAGGTGGGAGGATCGTTGCGAGCCTTGGCCGAGCGATACAAGCTGGGGGAGAAAGGCACAGAAGTTCTAGCAGCCATCGGCAAGCGCCGCGCCGATTTCACCAAAGAAGACCTGTCCCGGTACGGGGACTACTGCGTCAACGACGTTGAATTGACTTACCGATTGTTTAACCGGATGGCCCGTGCCTTCCCCAAGCAAGAGCTTCGCGTCATAGATCAGACGCTACGGATGTTCTTGGAGCCGGTGCTTGAGTTGGATAAAGATCTTCTCGTGCAGCACTTGGCCGAAACGCGCGAGCGTAAGGAAGCCTTACTTGTTTCCTGTGGGGCGGACAAAGCCGAGTTGATGAGCAATCCGAAGTTTGCAGAACTACTTACAACGCTAGGCGTTGTCCCACCCATGAAGATAAGCCCGACAACGGGCAAAGAGACGTACGCGTTTGCCAAAAGTGATGAAGCATTCAAGGCGTTATCCGAGCATCCAGATGAGCGGGTGCAAGCCCTTGTAGCAGCGCGCCTTGGGAACAAGTCAACGCTGGAAGAAACCCGTACGCAACGGTTTATTGAAATCGCAAGCCGGGGGGTGATGCCCATACCCATTCGTTACTATGCTGCACACACGGGTAGGTTTGGTGGTGACGATAAAGTTAATATGCAAAACTTACCGAGTAGGGGCAATAACGCCAATAAACTTAAAAAGTCTATCAAAGCCCCGGAGGGGCATAGCATCATCGATTGCGATTCTGCGCAAATTGAAGCCCGGGTGTTGGCATGGTTGGC